GTAATAATATTTATCTAACATTTACCTGGTAACTTCTAACTATCCACAACAAAAAGAAATAATTATTAATAACTTGTAATATAAATTTTACAGTAATAATATATGTCTATGGTTAATGAAATAGATAAACAAATGAAACAATGCAAAACTAATTGTAATATTTGGATAGATGAAAATAGATACAAATATGAAGTTAGCAAATGTATTTGTTTTAAGTCTAAATTTATTAAACAATGTCAATACTGTATTGAAAGATTAGAATATGGTTTTGATGATGTTAAAAATTTAGGTATTTATAAAAAACTATAAAGGGGAATAATGGATAATCAAACAGTAAAAGAAGATATAAGAGTAAGTAGTTGTTATGCAATAACAATTAAATATTTACCACCAACAAACACAAAAGGATCAAGAATTAAATTAATTCCTAGTGATGATCTAAAATTAGGTGCTTTAAATATTATGAATAAGAGTATAACTTTACCTTATGACTATGAAACAAATAAATATAATCAAGCTGTTAATTATGTTGTAAGAAGTATGGGGTTACCTTTACCTAAATATAATTTAAATAATGGTAATGAAGATATATTAATTTTTGATAAGACAGAAGTTAACAATATATTTTATTTTAATAAATAAATAGCTAACAAGCACTTGTTTAAGGGTGCTTGTAGGGTGTTTATAAGCACTAGAAAGAGGTTAATTAAATGAAGTATATAATAGACTTTGTAGAATGTGATAATTGCGAAGAAGATGGAATTATTAACAACGAAGTATACATAAATAATAAAAGCAATTTACATAATATTAAATGTTGGAATTGTAAAGAAGTGTATATATTAGATGAAGAATATACGCATAAAACTTTTTCTAAACTTAATTAATAAAGGGGGGTTAATTATGTATAGAGATACACTTAACGAATTTATGATATATTTTTGGATACTTACAGACTGGGGTATTCTATGGCTTAGTTTTGTATTAACTTACTTTATATTAAAGGGGGTAAATAAATAATGCGTGTAGAAATAGTGTATGGGTATGAAGATTGTTTTGACTGTAATATTAATGCTAATCAATTTAAAGGTATTGGTTTAGAAGTTGGTACTGTTAATGGAAAAATGTATTACCAATGCAGTAATTGTGATTTTTTACAAGTAGGATAATGTCAAATATATTATTTTAAAGGGGGTGAATAATGGAAGAATATTTCTATGGAGTATTTGAAGAAGTTGAAGAATTATTAGAATATGGTACAGATTTCAACGAATTTTATAATAATTATGTTTTAGAATAATTATAGCTAAACAATAGCTAGAGATTAAACCTAGTTGGTCTATCCCCTTTTAGATCAGCTAGGTTTAATCTATTGTGTAGGTAAATATATTGTAGGCAAATAAATTGCTATTCTGTAAAACAGGTATTACAATGTAGGTAAGATAAACAGAAAGGTTAATTAAATGAGTAATACATTAACTTGGAAACAAGTACAAAAAAAATATGGTAATAAAGATATACAATTAAAAATATCAAGAGAGCCATTTTATAGCTGGAAAGATAGAAATATTCCAGAATTTACTATTCATAAAACAAGTAAATTAGTGAGAGAAAACTTTATGAGTGTTAGTGAATGGGAAGATTTTTACCTAAGACAACGATTAAATTTGTTTAAAGATTAATAAAGGAAGTGTAGGTTAATCAATGAGTAAAATATATTTTAATTGCCCATATTGTTTAGATATGTTAGGTGTTAATCATTTTAATTGGTCAGCTTTAGAGTGTCTATATTGTAGGAATACTATTGATATGGAAGAATATAAAAATAGTGATGAGGGATCGTGGCTATCAGAATATGTAGGCAAATAACCTTTACAGTTATTGTAAAGTTAGTTATACTATGAGTATGGTATTAAAACAGAAGATTGAATTACCACTAGATTGTAGGTATATATTTGTTGATTATAACAAATCTCTTAGACCTTTTCGCAGTACTAAAGAAGTGTTGCATTTTATAGAGGGCAATAGATTAGAAATTGTAGATCAACAAACATTTAACCAAAGTTATGTAGTAGTAGTTAAAAAAGCTGATAGCTTTTTATAAGTTATAAGCAGAAAGAATAGGGAAGATATGAAAGATATAACAGAGGTTATTGATGATTATGTTTATCAAGAGTTAGGGCATACAAATTGGGGATATACAAGTACATATTCTAAACAAGAACTAGCAGATAAATCACAATACGAATTGGAATTAGACAACAGTATTGTTGTATGGTATGAGCCATTAGAAGAAGAATAGAAAGGTAAACAATGGAAAAATCACATAGTTGGTTAGATATGGCTAACTTAACACACGAAACACAAGTAATGGAATTTAATTTTTGTTTATGTGAAGAACAAGAGCAATTTCCATACGAAGATTGTCCAAAAGAAAGGTAAACAATGGAAGATGAACTAAACGATCTCTTAACACAAGCACAAGAGAACATAAGCGACAATGTAGATAAACAAACAGAGTTTAATTATCGTAAAGCATTGGAAGAAAGTATGAAAGAACTACAAAATCTTAAAACTATTAACCAGGAGTTTATAGACATAAGAAATGTAGCAATAACTAATTTGTATGGTATTGGTTATTCAGCTATTGAGTTAGCAGAGATAACTAATTTAACTAGACAAATGATCCACAACATAGTGAAAGGGAAGTAATGAGTTATTTAGATACTATAAAATTAGAAGAACTGATGATAGAAGAATTAGAAGGTGTGTTTAGGTGTGATGAACATACTGAAGATGAATTATTACAAAAGTATAATGATTTATATAAAAGAGTAAGCAGAATAGTGAAAGGGAAGTAATGAAAACAATAAGACAAGACATACCATTAAGAGATTACACAGTAAGACTATTTATAAAACCATTACAATACATTGATATATCAGTTGTGTGTGATGAAACAGAAATAGAAGAAAAAGTAAAAGAATATACTGATGACATTATATCTAACGCAGTTGCACAAATAAAAGAACAACTTAAAGATATTGGTATTGGTAGTGGATTAGCAGTTGTTGATAAACAACCTGCTAACTCTATGGATATAGAGTAATGACAAATAGTTTATGTATCGTATGCAAGACTAATCCACAAGATTTTGTAATAGTGGATCAGGTTATTGTATGTTGCATAGATTGTGTAGAAAAATTATAGAAAGGGAAGTAATGAAAAAGTATAGAGTTAATGTTGTAGGTACAAAGTATATTACAACAGATACAGAAGATAAAGCTATTAAACAGACACAAGATATGTTAGATCACATACACAAGTCATTAAATATGCAAGTGTTTTCAATAGCAGAAGTGAGGGAAGAATAATGTTTGTAGTTGATATTGTTAATGGAACAAAAGTATATTCAAAAGTATGTAGTAGTTGTAGGCAAGATACAGACTATTACCAATTAGAAGATGAGTATTACAACTTTACTTACTTTAGTGATTGTTGTAATGCAGAGTGTTAAATAAAATAGCAGACTATCGCTAGTCTGCTATTCCAGAAAGGAAACAATATATGAATAAATCATTTATCGTTTTCTTTAATGATACTAGAAATTGTCGTAGATAACAACTACAATGTAGGCACACAGAACAGGAGATAACATTGGATAAAGAAACACATAAAAAATTAACAGCTAACTTTCCAAAGAGTGTAGTAAAGAAAGCTCCACAAGGTAAGTATGGCGACTATGTACCACACCACATATACACAAAGAGATTGGTTGATGTTGTAGGTGGTAAGTACAACTTTACTTATGACATTATACGAGATAAAGATAACGCAGTTGTAGGTGCAAAATGTACATTAGAGATAGCTGATCTTGGTACAGTACAAGAAGTCGGTGATGTAGATAGACACGCATTAGCCAGGAATTTAACTGAAAGTGAGATACTTAAACTTGCTGTAAGTGATGGTATCAAAAGATGTTGTATGCGATTTGGTATAGGACTAGAACTTTGGACAGGCGATACAACAGAGGAAGAACACTACGCAGGTGTAGAAAAAACAGTTATAAAGCAATCAGTTGCAGAGCCACCTAAAAAAAAAGAAGTAGCACAAGAGATTACGAAATCCCCTTCTAGCATTACAGAAGGTCAGCTTAAAGAAATGGTATTTACTATGTGCAACGAGGATAAAACCTTTGCAAAGAAATGCTATGACACAAGTATGACACGAATTAAAATGGATAAATCTATTAACGACAATGTAGCTGAATGGTCTAACGACAATGTAGATAAATTCTTACAACTCGTAGAGAGTTATGTTGTCAAGTTTAAAAAAGAATTTGAAGATAGAGCAGGGAATAGTGAGGTAGTTAATACTATTATAGAAACACTAGGAGATGTAGTAGAAAAAGAAAGTGAGGAAGATATGACTGATATACCAGAGGGAAAATGGATGGAAGATCCTATAAGTGATGGACAGAAAAACTTTATTGAAAGTCTTATTACACAAGCTATTGATGGTGGATTAGATGAACTAGGTGCTGAAGCTAAGTCATACTTAAATAGTGGCGAAGCAACTAAAGGTAATGCTAGTGAAATGATTGACAAGTTAAAGAGTGCGTTGTCTTAGTTGTGGTGTAGGCGAAATTGATATGTTCGGTGAGCCGACATACATAGTAGAAACTTATTGTAAAAAATGCAGGGAGATTATAGGTGAAAGTAATAATTAAGGTGTCTAACTCTGGTGAGTTTAAAGATGTAGAGTTTGTAGGCGAACCAACAGAGATACAAGTAGAGGTGGTGGAAGAAGAATGACACAGACAGAGATAATAGATAAGTTAAATAATTTATATCCAGGTCTTGATTTAGTGGAGGTAAGCGATCCGTACAGTTCTTTTGACGCAGAGAACGAAAGATACATTGTAGAAGTTAAGTCAAGAGATAAACAATACAGAAGTTGGGTTATTGAAAGGAAAAAGTTTGATAGCAACATAGTACAGTCAGTTGAGAAAAACAAAATGTTTGTATATCTCACAGAATACAATGGCAAAATTATGACTTGGAACATACATAACTTAGTGCTTAAAGGTTATGACTTTCAATGGACAGAACAGCTTATGCCACAGACAACAGAGTTTAATAATACAAAACCTATCACAAAAGTAGTAGGGTTTTTGTATGAGGGTAAAGCAAAAATACACGAGGAGGAAGAATGATTGATGTAATGTTAAGCAAAGCAACAGAAGGTATGTTGATTGCAGAATTATTAAACAGAAGAAACGAAAAGGAAGTGCCTTTGTTTATGGGTAAAAGTATCTTGTTGCCTAATGGACAACAACAACTACTTGCAATACTTCCTAACATACAAGTTCTTACAACAGTAAATCAAGAAGAAGAATGATTTATATATTTAGATGTTGGAGTTTTGGACACATTGAAGTTACAGATAACGAACCATACATAGGCACAGGAGATAGACCAATGTGTGATACTTGTTATGACATAGCTGAAGATGGTTGCTCATAAATGGATCAAAAACAAAATGGAACTTGGTACGAAAATCCTGGTGGTGTAGTTCAATCAAACGAGTGGTACACACCACCAGAATTATTTGACACTTTAAATACAACATTTGATTTAGATGTTGCTGCACCTAAAGGTGGTGTACCTTGGATTCCAGCAAAAAATTATTATCACGAAGAAATAGATGGATTAAAACAAGATTGGAATGGCTTTGTATGGTGTAATCCACCTTATGGTAAAGACACAGGTTTATGGTTAGACAAATTTATACAACACAAGAACGGAATTGCTTTAGTATTTGCAAGAACAGATACTAAATGGTTTCACAATTACGCAATAAATTCAGATGCAATATGTTTTATAAAAGGAAGATTAGCATTTTATAAAGGAAATGTACAAGCAAAACAAGGAAGTACAGGAAATATGTTGCTCGGCTGTGGAGATAAAGCTGTACAAGTAATACAACAAGCTGATTTAGGTTATGTTGTTGTTAATAACTAAACTATTCTGTAGTTATCCCAACCATCTTTATTAACTGTAAAACATAACACACCAGGATCATTCCATAGTCCTGTTCTAGCAGTAAAGTCTTTACTTGCATCTATGCTTGGACATTGAAACCAAGTACGCTTACCTTGTTTATATACTCTTGGGTGATGATAGTGTCCTGTCACAAGTATCTCGGCTGCACCACTAGGTAGCCAACCCATAGCTTGACCTGCCCACCACTTCATAATCTTACCTTCTGGACCTGCTCCACCACCTGTCATATGTCCGTGTGTAATAGCTACACCTTTACCTTTTATATCTAACAAGTGATGATAGTCAGTAGGTAGTATGACCTTTACTTTGTCATATCTTTTATTCTGTGCAAGTATCTCTTTGACTACTTCAAAGTGCATCATATCAGAGTTGTCTAGTCTATCTGACAATACTTGTCCTTTGCCAGATCGTGTCATCTCTCCGTGATTACCACCAATACCACATACTGTTAGCTTGTCTGCGTAAGGTAAAAATGTATCAATAGTTTTCATAATTAATCTTCTTGCTAATTGATACTGTTGTGATAGCGATAACTCTATGTTAAAAGGCATAGAACTATAGAAAGATTGGTCACAATTTTCTGTAAGATCGCCTAAACCTAGTAAATATATCTCATCTATCTCTGTACCTGTCTTGCGTAGTGCCTTAACTTGATTTACACCCTTAATTAGAGCTTCCTCGTAGCGTTTAAGGGTATTTTCAACGCCATAATCAGCTTTACCTAACTGCCAATCAGCCATTGTCCATACAAATGCAGTATCTCCACCATAATCTGTGTCTTTTAACTTAGGTTTTCTACTGTATTCCTTAACAAGTTTGTCAAAGTACTGGTCTAATGCAGGATTCTTACGCTTTACAACCCCTTTAAATGCAAAAAAGGTGGTCGTTCTGCCACCTTTTAGCTGTCCTTCCCAGCTACTAGCCTTTACATTACCTTCAATGGTAAAGTATTTGGGATCAAATCCCCAACCTTTTAGTATTTCATCATACTTATTCTTGTAATCAGGGTCAGTACCTACATAAGTTACTTCACCTTTGCCTGTCTTTTCATCAAACTCTATTGATGGTTGCCAACCAGACTTGTAATAATTATTACCTAATTCCTGTGTCATATTTAGCCCTTTCTGTTGTGCTAATTATACACAGGATATAGGACAGAATCTACTTAGTGATTTGTTTTTTATCGTATGTCTTAATGACTGCAAGTGCAGCACCACCACCAGCTAATGCAGCTAACTGAAGTGTTTCAGCTTCTACACCAACTAATGGAGCAACTGTTAACGCACCTATGAACGCTTCAATAAAGGTCCAAGCAGTACGCTCAATCATATCTTTGAGTTCTTCACTCATTTTATACT